ATCACGCCGGAAACGGTGGCGGCAGTGCTGTCATTGCCTCCGAAGGCCAGGATCAGGCCGGAGACGAAACCGGCCACAGCGACCCACAGCTTGCGGCTTGTCAGTTTGCGGATGATGTCTTTCTTGGTCATGGTATGTACCTTCCTTTCTCATGTCCGCTCGATCAGGTATTCTTGGAGTTCCGCTTTGGCTGCCCTCATGGCATCCACGTCGTTGCCATCGATGCCGTGTGAGAGCAGGGCGAGGATGGCCTTTTGGGTGACCCGGCTCCCTCCTTCGATTGCATCCAGGCGCTTTTTGTCGCTGGTGAAGTATCCCTTGTGGTTTTCCAGCGTGTCCTCGATAGCCTTGAGGCGCTCATCGACCTTTTTGGCCGGAGCCTTTGCCGCCTGGATGCCCTTGATTACCCAGCCAATGGCGGCGGCGATGCAGGAAATTCCGGCGCAGATGGCCAGAACTCCTGCTACCAACTGTCCGAATGTGAAGCTGATTACGGTGTTCAATATTTTCACCACCTCTGGGCACAGATTCTGGTTCAGAGCGCTCCTGCCCTTCTTAAGCACTCCACGGAGTGGAGCCGGTCGATTTCCTCCATTTCGATGTACTGAGTCAGCAGCTTGTACAGCTCCTTGATGCTCTCATTCTGAATAGAGATTATTTCGGCCTGTCGCTCCACGATTTCTATTAGGTCAGTTGCTGGGGTAGGATTCGCCGGTGATATACTCATAGTCCTCCTGGGTGATGGTGCCTCTGTCCACCCGCTCTGCGATCTGCTCTTTGGTGAGCCGTCCCGCATCATAGAGCCGTTTCAGGCTGTTTACCAGCATACTCATATCAAAGCACTCCTTCCTCGATCAATTGCATGGTGTACTCGTCAATGGCCTTGCCATTGTCGATCTCCTGGATGGCCTGGAGCATCTGGTACTCCGAGACCGTGATCTCCCGGCAGTCGCACTCATAGTCGGTGTAGGCATCCGTTCCGGCAGTTTCGTCAGCCGGATGCTCAACCTCCACGATGTTCTGTCTCTGGATGTACAGGCCGGGGGCGATCACCTGGAGTTCTTCAGGCCGCTCCGAGCAGTGCTCTTTTGTCCATTCGGTCATGGTAGTTCTTCCTCCTTTGGATTTTTGAGATGATGTGTTTCAGCTTGCGTATTTCTACGCAAGGCTTGATATAATTTTTGTAGCAGTCGTAGGTGTCCGAGTGGCTGAACCATCCCATGTAGCTCAGCATGGCGGAGATGTGCCGGTGGTAGAATTTCTTCCCGGCTACGGCTGCACGGCGCATCCTGCTGGCCAGCCGAGTGGCCTTGAGCATGATGCTCTTTCGGATGCCGGTGCGAGATCTGAAGAACAGAAAACCCATGAAATCCAGCGGTCTACCGATGGTCTTGCCATTTTTCTTTGTGAAGTCGAACTTACAGACCTGCCAGTTCGATTTCAGTTTCAGCCGGAACCTCTGGCCGAGCATCTTCTTCACTTCCCGGACGGCCTTGTGCAATACCTTCTTGCTCTGGTGGAACAGGGTGATGTCATCCATATACCTCATGTCCATCTGGATTCCGAGGGTCTGGGTGATGAGCCTGTCCAGCGGCTCCAGAAGGTAGTTGGCCAGCCATTGGGAGATATAGAAGCCCAGCGGGATGCCCTTTTTGAAATTTTTAAGGCATAGCCAGATGATGTACAGAAACCAGGCATCCTTTATGCGGATGGAAAGTTCTCGCATCAACACGTCCAGGCGGATGTTGTCATAGAAGTGCCGGATGTCCATCTTGGCGAAGTTCCGGGTTCCCTTTGGATTTTGCCGGAGCCATCGCTCGATCTGTCTCTTGCCGTAGTGAGCGCCCCGCTTGGGAAAGCTGCCACAGCTAAAGCGGTAGGCCGTGGCCTGGATGATGGGTGCCAGCACCAGAATGATGATGTGGTGCAGCCACTGTTCGTGGATTTCCGGCATATAGATTTTGCGCCACTTCCCATGCTCGAAGATCCTTTTGGGTGTCCTGGCGCATGGCTTGTAGGCCAGTTCTGGGTTTGGAACCTCCACGCCGGGAGGCCGGGTGTTTAGGATCATGTCCTTCATTTTCTGGACTTCTTCGTCCAGGTGATTGTCAATGTGCTGTATTTCTTTGCGCTTCGTTTTGCCTTTGCGGAGCTTCTTGTAGGCTGTGCGGATCAGGTTTTCGGAAAGCATCTTTCGATACAGATATTTGTACTCTTTGTGACCAGGTTCTCTTTTACTCATTCATACTCCTATGGGATATTTCTTCTTCTATCGCCTGCAGGCGGCAAGTTCGACCGCTCAACCGTCTGCCCTGTATCGGACTTATTTCCACTCCCCATACCAGTGATGGCGGGTCAGCCGTGTTTCAACGACCAGCGGTGTAGGAAACATGGAGGCATTCAGCCTAGGGTATTACTGCTTTTGATAGAAACAGGCCGAGCCGATGTTCCAGTTGGCGTTGCCAGCGGTGTTGTTCAGATTCAAGCACCGGCCACCATCATTGGTGCCGTTGTTGCAATTGCCAAAACGAAGGGCCACCGCCCGGAGTGCGCCTCCATGTTCCCCTATTAAATTTTTCAGTTTTCCTCTTATCCTGGGTTTCCGCTAATTGCTACACCCTGGGGGAGTTGCGCCGGACGGCGCACCCCCAGACCCCCCGCAAGGCGGTTACACCGCCATGCCAACAGGTGGCAAGAGAAGCAAGGCCGAGCCGATGGTCCAGTAGGCGTTGCCAGCGGTGCCGCCCAGATTCAAGCACCGGCCACCAGCATAGGTGCCGCAGTTGCAATAGCCAAAACGAAGGGCCACCGCCGTGATCCCCACGTCCTGGTAAAGTCCATCGCATCCGCCTGTGGAAGAGCTGCCCTTGTACGGATAGACGGGAACGTGTCCGAAACCGGGAATGGTCTGGTACTTGTGGGGGTAGAACCATCCCTGTTTCTGCGATCCATCCGTGTTCAGAACCTTGGGCAGAGAAATGCCCGTGTCGATGTAGGTTGCCCCGGTGACATCGTACTCGTAGTTCGGGCTGACCTTGTAGCGGCCATTGACCAGGAGCAGATAGGGGTCTCTCATGTACTGCTGGTAGCTACCCAGCACGATGCTGTGGAAGATTTTGTTCAGGCTTTTGCCATCACTGGTGCCGTAGAACTGACCGCCTCCGATGACTGCATTCTGCTTCACGCCCATGGTGGGGGTGAGGCTAGAATCATAGCCGTTGCAGTTGCCGGAGCCGTAGGCCGCCTGGAGGTTGGTGGTCTTGCAGAACAAAATCTCCAGGTCGATCAAGGTGTTCATGATGGAGCCGCCGAAGAACCGGGCACGGTCTCCGAAGGCATCAATGGCGGTTTTCTGCTGGGCAGTGGTCTTGGAGTAGTCAGGCTGGATGCCGGACAGAGAGCGCATCTTCTCATCCACGATGGAACCGTAGAACATAGGAATCCACACACCCTCCAGGACATTGCCATCTCCGTCCACAAAGCCCACCGGCTCGAAGCCGTCAGCCGCAGTCATGCGGAAAAGCACCACCCGGTCATCACCGGCCATGTACTCCTGCTTGTAGATCCTAGGTGCCCAGGCGAAGGCCCCGCCGTCATAATCGGTGCTGGCCACGTCCGAATCGGTGCCATCTTCCCGCTTGGTGTAGTCGGATTCATCCAGCCGGTAGTCCGGGGTGCCGTCAGACTTTACCATGTAGGGCTTGTTGCCCTTGAGCCAGGGGTGACCCTCCCAACCGTTCAGGCTGTAGCCGCCGCCCATGGTGACGGTCAGCGGGGTGAAGTCTGCGTTCCGTCCGATGTACTCGATACGCTGGCCGGGGGCCAGAATGGCGTTATGCTCGATGAAGCCCCAAACAGGCACGGCACAGACCACGTTGTAGATTGCATCCAAGGTTTCCTTGTCTGCGATGTAGCTCTTTCCCATTACTCTGCCTCCTCAAAATACAGGAGACCGTTGTCTACTCCGAGAACAAACTTGGTTCCTGTGGTTTCGTCATAAAGATACATTTGATTCGGTGCCATGATCACGACACTCTCTGCGTTGGTGACCTCTGTCAAAAAGTCCACGGTGATGGTGGACGGCAGCAGGTCATTGTAGGCGGGCATATAATCCCACTGATTTTCCACGCCGATGGCGATGGCGTAGAGGATTTCTCCTTCGTCCGGGTCTGTTGCATACAGTCCGACTTCCTTGACATAGTAGCCATTCGCCAGATTGCCGCTGTCCTGCTTGTTCGTCATTACGAACTTTACAAAAATGTTGGACTTGTTCTGGACGGTGACCGTGGTCAGCGGGAAGGTCTGCTTTACGGACTTGAGGGCGGTCCTTTTGGAGATGTCCTCGCCGGTGGAATACGAACCATCGCCAGCCGCCGCTTTGGTCAGCTTGATGGTGCATTTACCGGCCTGTGCTTTGGCATTCAAGGCGATGCCTTTTGCCGTCAGCACGGATTCCTGGAATACTCCAGCCATAGTGCTTTACCTCCTTATGATGTGGTTATATGTGAATTCGCTACCGCCACCGAGGCGATCCGCTGGGTCTGTCCGATCTGCTCTGTGCTGGGTGGTGTGCCATTGGTGATTGTCAGGTGGACATCCTCAATGGTCAGCACAGCACCGACACGGTTGATGCCAGCCCCGGTTCTCGATCTGGCGGGAGCGTGATTCATAATGGTTTCTTTGGGTGCCGAAGTGGCACCCGCCGCACCCACGGTTTGGCCGTGGATGGAGCCGTCCAGCTGGATGCTGTTCAGCACATTGGTTTCTGGCGCAGTGACCGAGGCCACGCCGATGTTTTCGGTCATGGTCTGGTGCCGTTCCACCAGGACACGGCGGACATGGGATCGGGTGTTTTTCACCTGGCTGATGATCTGCAGGAATCGGTAGACAATATCTTCCGTCAGCCGAGTGTCGGTCACGATGTCAAAGGTTCCCGGCGTGAACGGTTCCTCTGTGAAGTCGAACCACTCCACCACCTGACCCTGTCCGAAGATGGAGGCCACGAGTTCCTCAACGGCGGACGGCGTTCCTGCATGATAATACCAAACCAGGGTGTTTTTAATGATCTCCCTCTTTTGGTCGATGGTCATGTCCATGGTGTAGTACGGGGTGCGAAGCTCCACCGCCAGTACATCTAAGATGGCCTCCGGCAACTGGTCGATCATGGAAAGAGTTCTGGTCTGCTGTGCAAGCTCCATAATCCGGCGTTTCTCCTGCAGGAGTGCATAGGACAGTGCCTGGATCTCTGCGTTGTACCCTGCGCAGTTCTGAAGGAGGTCTGTCAGCTGCCCATCATAGAGATTAATCATCTTCCAGCCCTCCGTACATGGCCGTCTGCCCGGTGCATTGTGCTACCTCGGTTTCGGCCACGGCTC